CTCCGCGGAGGAACCTTTCCTTATTCATATCATCAAAGTTAATGACTGAATACTTGTTTAATCCATCCCTAACAAAATCACCGCGAATATATGTCATTTTGGCAGGCCTGGTTAGCCTTATATATTCGCCTTTCTTAACGTCTTTTAGTTGTACTAATTTTCCGTAATCCTGATCAATATGATCATTATCCATGTGAGCATTCATTCTCTTTCCTTTATTCGTTCCATGTTTAAACTCGAGGCCTCTCTATTATATCATCGGTAATATATCCAATGCAACGTAGATATAACCTATATATAACTGGAGCTTCCATTTAATTAGTGTTACCTGGTAGATAAATTGTGCGTCCAGGGGTGGAAATTGTGTTACCTGGTAACGACTGCAACTAAATAATATGTGTCTCCGAGCGGAGATATACATTAGCTAATAGAGTTTGATTGTAAATGTAGGCCATGTGTTAGGTGTTGCGTTGGTATGTTGGCAGGATATTGTGCGTAGTCAGAAGGTATGGTGTAGATTCCCAAATAAAAAATCCAGCACGGTTCCAGTAGCCGACGACACCATTATTCCTAGCTTATATGTTCGCTTACTCTCATTAAGCAGTGCTTAACGCTATTAAGCAGAAAGTAAAAAGCCCACGCCGAAACGCGAGCCGGTTGGACGTTGGGGGTACCTTTATTATTATATGTAGTGTCTCAAACTATTTCTCAGGGTTTTTGGTATTCTTGGTATAGGCTCAATTTTTTTTTGGAGGATAAAATGAAGGTAAAGATTATGTTAGCTGTTCTTGGAACGATGGTAGTTGGTGGAGTCCTGGGTACTTTGTTCAAACTTAATACTGGACGAGATTAAATTTAAGATTAAGTTTCGGATTAAGTTTCAAATCTAGGAACAAATTTAATCCATATTTAATCGCTCTAGGAACAAATTTAATATTTAATGACCCTATTAAATTTAATATTAAATTTGAGACTCTCTCTTATATATATATTATTTATATAATTAATTAAGAGTATTAGGGGAGAGATTGTTAAGAGAGGGGAATAATGTCTAAGATTGATCAGGTAGATGAGTTCGCGGATGGGGTAGAGGAGGAGTTACTTTTTTTAGGAGATCATGATGAGCGGAAGAGATTTGAGCCCGCCATCCTTGGTATCGCTCACCGTTTTGGAATGCAGCCGGTTGTGACATATGACTACCGCAAGGTTATTGATATCTTTGCAGAGGACATGAGTCATGAGGAGGCGCAGGAATATTTTGACTTCAATGTCATAGGTGCGTGGGTTGGAGAAGGCACTCCGATTTTCATCGAGGTCTTTGAATAACGCAAGATGGACAATACTATATTGCTTGCTGTATTTTAAATAGGAGTGGGGGATCATTTTATATCTTAACCTCTTGTAACTATGGCCTCCACTTTTACCAGGAGATTAATATGCCGAAAGTAGGAAAGAAGCACTACCCATATACTGCTAAAGGAACGGCAGCAGCCAAGAAAGCATCGAAGCGTACTGGCAAGAAGATGACGAGCGCAAAGAGAAGGAAATACTAAATGTCACTGGCCATAGAAGTCGATGAGGTTGTAAAAGTTAATATCGACGGTACCTGGCATGACGTTAATCGGTACGATGATGGCCGCAGTAGTTTTGGACTTGATTCCTATGAGTTCATATGCCAGTCAGAGCTTTTGCATGGTGGTGGGGAGGGAGGAATATGTGCGACAGGGTTTACGTTCATTGATGCTGAAACGAATCTCACAATATCAGGGCCTTTAACATCAATTACTGCTGTGATGACGGCAGATCCAGAGGTAACTATTTCTGGGGCGGTGTCTTTAAACAATTTACAGAGGGTAGATTAAATGGTTAACAATCCCGCTTACTTTACAAACCCGAATGCGTTTGGGCCACCGGTGCAATCACTTGCAGAGCAGCTTGCAGGTCAGGGATTCCTTTCACCGGGAATGCAGGGACCAGGCGAGGAGATGTTCTACGGGTTCTCACCCGAAGCGCAGGGAATGATGGGTAGTAGCGATAATCGTATGTACGCAGGACAATCAATCACCCCCGAACTTATGCGGTATATGGCGCAGTCATGGGGAGGTGGAAGGATGTCACCCGACCAGTTGAGGAAAGCGTTTCCCAGCTTTCTACATCCCTTCATGCCACAGTTTGATCCCACAACAAAGGTTAGATATGACCAGGGTAGTACAACGTACAAGGGAGGCCTAGCTCCAACTGGGGTAAAAACTGCTCAAGGCGGATTCACGGGAAGTGATATTAACCAAACGTATCTCCAACCACAGGGACCAGTACTGGAAGATACCCCAGCTCAATATAAATATACATACGCTAATCCCATAGAAGCACCCAAGTTTCAGGAACTACCATCGATAGATATTCAAAAGCAGGTGGGACTGGAAGCAGAACAACAGGCAGAAACTGAAGTGGCTGAACGGGAAAGGGAAAGAAGTGGATTGCTTAGATCAGGTGCCGGAAGAAATATATTCGGTCAAGGAAGAACATAAATATGGGAATGCAACAGGGAACATGGCAAGACCCCCAATCCTCATGGTACAGACAACCCGTCGCTGAAGATGCCCCCTGGTGGGCTCAGATGGCGGGATCAGATCCGCTTATGAGTATCCCCGGTGCACAGACACTTCGTGGTGCGGGCCAACAGTTTATGGGAGAAACAGCAGGTAACATCATATCCGGAGCAGGTCGAATGCTTATGCCTGGTGCTATGGCATCGCAAAATGTGAGACAGGGTGATTATGGTGCTGCGGGTGTTGACCTTGGACTCGATATGCTTCCGCTTGGAGGATTGGCTAGGGGTGCTTTTAGAGGAGGAAGAAGATTTGTCAAAGAGGCAGGTGGGAATTTAGAAAATGTGAATTGGCAAGGAATGAGTCCGTTTAATTTCAAGAGGCAAACCCCTTATGGAGCACAATCTGGGGGGTTTATGAATCCTGCACAGTACACAAGACCTTTTAGACAAGAAGGTACAGATAGATTAGTAGTAGGACGACAGAATGTAGGTGGTGGAAACACAAGAATGTTTTCAACAGATCAATCTGGAATGAACTTCAGACCTATGGAAGATTTTTCATCTTCTGGTTCTCCTCAAAGAATACCGGGAAGACGTGTCGGCATTGATGACTACGGACGTTTGCAAGATCCAACTAATTACGGTGGAAGTATGATGCCGGGTGATCAGGAATTTATGGATATGCTTAATGCACGATATGGGTTCCCATCAGGTGCTATGCCATCAACTGGTTCAATAGCAGAAGGATCAGCACAGGGAAGACTTGCCAACACTTTATCTAGGGCACCTCAAAAAACTGCGGATGAACTGAACTTAATGCAAGGGATTAAAAGTGGCCGGTTTAAACCTGAACCATCACAATTCATCACACCGCCCGGACTACAAAGTCAATACGCAACAGGTATGGCTTCCCCCGTAGGGCAGTTTATTGGTGGAATAGGATTGACAACAGCTCCTGGTGTTGCACGTACTGCACGAGGAGATATGGAAGAACAATTCCAACAACGACCTGAATATCTAGACTTAGTTGGTCAGGCAGATACTGCAGGGCAATTAAGAAGAAACGTCACGAGACGTGCTGACCCTAGACCTGGGCAAGGTAGAAGAGGTACGCGCACTGGCGATACGGGTGGGTAATGCTTCAACCACTTGAGGAACAATATCAGTCAGAAACTGGCAAGAGAATAGGTGGCTCCGCGATAAGGCCGAGATTAACCCCTAAACAGCCCAGACCTGAAGGACATATTCTCCCTACTGGGAAACAAATACCACCGTCATTTACCTCACCGTCTTTAAAACGGGAACAAATCTGGAACCAGATGCTTGAAGATGACCCGCAACTGGCAGGCCAAACTATGGCGGGACAGGGTGTTACAAATTTCTTTGGCGGTTTGTTTGGCGGTATAGCTGATACAGGAAAAAGATTTTTGCAAGATTTTCTCCCACCTTATTCACTTGAACCACAATCATATGAACCCATGTTTAATCCCGAAGGTACGGCTGCTTCTCTTGGAAGAGGTTTTGTAGAAGGATTTACAGGCGGTTATGGCAGCGGTCCAATTGATCACCGGAGTTTATCTCCTCTAGATCAAAGTTTGTTTTTTGCTGATCTTGTAGACCCGTCAGGTGTTGGTGGTGATATAGTCAAACCCCTATTGAAAAATATTCCTGAAGGAACAATAGCAGGGCTTGCAGGTGTCATGCCTCAAAGAGCTAAAGAGTTACTTAGAGGATCAAAAGTAGTTGATCCGAAAGGTATCCCAACGAGGGTATATCATGGAACACAGGGAGTATTTGATGAGTTCACTCCTCAGTTTCAGCAAGGCACCGCTATGCATGGCAGAGGATATTATTTTACTGAAAGCCCAAAAATAGCAGGTGGATATTCTAAAACAAAAGGATTTACTGATCCAAAAACTGGAATTTACAGTGGATCACCTAATATTCATGCAACTTATCTAAATATAAAAAATCCTATTTATTTAGAAAAAAGACGTAAACCTGATGTAGTAGATAAAATGTCTGATGAAATATTCTCCTTTGCCAAAGGTGCATCGACTGACGCTGAGAGAGCAGATGGTTTACGTGCGTTTTTTCAGAATCTATACAACGCATCAGGAACAAGGGCTTTTGATCCTGATGATTTTCTCGATGATATCGGACTTAATGCTTATAATATTGATAATTTTATTGATAATGGGCAATGGGATGAGGCTGAATCAGAATTACGAAAATGGTTTATGGCTGTAACACAAACGAATGCAGACACTGAATTTATAGTTAATGACTTCTTCCGTTACAACCAAGACCCTAGTAAAATATGGGGTAAAGACGTATGGACAGAAGGATTGCAGGAACTTGGCTATGATGGAATTACCCATATTGGAAAAGGAGGATGGGGACAGAGGGGTGCAGAACATCGTGTATGGATTGTCTTTGATGAAAAACATATATTCCCTTCTTCAAAACTTGAGGGAATGAAACCAGAACTTCCTCCAAGTGGTGATTTTGCCAAAATGCTGAAGGATATCTTTGGTGGAAATATAGGACGGTAATAATGCCTAGAAAAGAAGCAACTGATATACATCCTGGTCTGATAGCATCGACGATTGCGTCGGCTGCCAAAAGACAGGATTATGGTTCGCAGATTGAAGGATGGGAAACATTCTCATCCGAGATGAAAGCGTTTCTATGGGTCAGGCAGTTTCACGGTAAAGACCCTAGTGCTCTTGCCTATGTAGGCAGATCACAATCATGGCTTACCAAGTGGGTTTGTAAAAATGAGGAATTCGCCATAGCCGCAAAGTTGGTCAGGCAGAAAGCAGTTGCGGTGGATGAACTACCGAATAATGAGATTAAGCGGGTGGCAAAGTGGCATCTTGTTCAGATGCTCAATGATCCCGAACTTGTAGTAGAGAAAAGGCTTGCGGTTATTAGGCAGATACAGGCTCTTCCAGATGAGGAAGGACCAACTATGGGAGCAGGAAGAGGAAAGGTAAGACCTAAGATCAGACCGATTACATCAGATGAAATGAAACCCGGTGCCATTATACCCGATAGAAGAACAAACAAAAGATATCTAGAGGATGAAGATGACGACAGAACTATTGAGGACTCGGTACAGTCCGCATGAGGGACAGATAGAAGTCCACTCTATCAAATCAAAAGAAAAATGGGTTGAAGCCGCACGAAGGTGGGGCAAATCAAGATGTGCCCTCGGTGAACTTGAGGCTGCGTACTATGAATCATTATCCCGTCCACTTAAACATATAAATAAGTATCAACTCGTTCCACCCGGATTCCATGCATGGGTTGTAGCACCTTCATACATACAGGGAAGACAGGCATGGAACGAACTCCTTCAGCTTCTTAATCCTGACTGGATAAGGGAAACCAACCAGGCTAATATGACAATCACCCTTAATGGAATCTCAGACGAAGTCTGGGGACTCATAGAGATGAAGTCGGCAGATAACGCACAGGCACTACAGACAGTCGGACTTGACTTTCTCTGGGTATCTGAGGCGCAGGATATACCCAACGCAGCTGCTGAAAAGTTGCGCCCTACCCTACGTCAGGCAGGAAGAATGGGTAAAGCGTTCTATGAAGGTATTCCTTCGGTATATCCAGAACACTGGTTCAGACGTGGATGCGAGGCCGCCAAGCGTGGTGCTTATAAGAATCACAGATATTTTCATTACACTGTTTACCAGAACCCATTACTTAACGAAGATAATATTGAAGAAGTTGAATCGGATAAAGAAGTTATGCCGGAAGCAGCATGGCGAAGAATGTACCTTGCTGAATTCTCACTATCATCAGGATTCTTTTCTAATATTGAGGAATGTATTGGTGGTGATTTGCTTGATGAACCGTTGCCTGGCAAGAACTACGTTGCAGGATTAGACCTTGGTGTATCACGTGACTTCACGGTACTTATAGTTATGGATGCTGATGAACGTAGAGTTGTGTATCACAGGTTATGGGACGGCCAGTCCTGGGCACAGGTACAACAACATATTGTTGCTCTCAACGAAGAGTGGGGTCTTCAAAGAATTATGGCTGACGCAACTGGTATGGGACTTGCTATGGTTCAAGACCTCATGGCGTATAATATGCCAGTGGAGCCAGTGTCGATTCAGAAGAATGTCAGGGAAGAACTACTTGCTACTCTGACTGTAGCTATGGAACATAAGACAATACAGTTTCCAGCTATACCAATTCTTCTTAGACAACTTAGGGCTTTTCAGCATATCAGGATGTCGAGTGGAGCATTCAAAGCACAGGCACCCGCAGGGGAACATGATGACGAAGTGTTCTCTCTTGCACTTGCGCTTTCAGCATGTAACGAACCACAGAGTTATCAGAACAGAAGACGTGGATTTGGTGGAAGATATATGCCAACGCAGAGAGAAACGAATACCGGATACGGTATGATGGGCATGAGTACGGGTGAAAAGATTATGAAAGAAAGAAGATTGAAGCGTGTTGAAGAACGATGGGATAAATCGGGAGTTAATATGTAATGGTACTTGTTAATTTTGATACAGGAGAACCGTTAGTACCTGGCGATATAGTCTACGACGATTCAAAGCCAACAGAAGAACATGTACTTCAGATTTTTGATGTATATAAAAAACACTTTAAACAGTTCCATGCTCAGTGTGAGGAAGAGGACGAATATTATTTTGGTACCCGCAGCATACCTGTCCCTGACGATATGCCAATTGATCCCGTCAGGCCCGCTACTCCTCACGCTATAGTCAATGTCGCAACAGATCACGTTGATGTAAACAATCCTGCAATATTTGTTCCGGCTCCATCACCGAGAGCAAAGAACAGGTCTGAGAAAATTCAGACATTCCTACAGGGCGTATGGATGCATATACCCGAACATACAAAAAGAACGATTGTTAAACACTCGATTCAGTATGGCGTAGGATTTATGAAGACATGGTGGGATGGTGACAAATGGCCGGATGCACCAATGATAGATGCTTATGATTCTGAAGAGAAATATAAGGAAGCATTACAGGATCATATTGACGAAAGAGGGATATCTTTTCCATTCATAATTGATTCAGTTAATCCCAAGAATATAGTCTGGGATGATTCACGGGCAGGGATGAAGTGGTGCATAGAATTCTACGAATCAAGCCCGCACGATATACAAACACTCTACCCTGAGTGGACTCCCCTGACACCTAATTCTGAAACCGTTAGCTTCATGGAATACTGGGATGAGAAATGGTGCGGAAGAATGGCTGACGGAGAATGGGTATGGGGTCCATACGAACACGGATATGGATTCAACCCATATGTAAAGATTCAGCCAGCAGCATCGATTGACTACGATGTAGGACCACCCGAAGACAGATACCAGGGAATCCTGAAACCAGTACACAGTCTGCTCGATTCCGAGGCAAGACTGATAACACAGTACGAAGCAATTCTCAGGCAGTATGCGTGGAGAACCATAGACTTCTATGGCCCCGCATCTTCAGCCGAAGCAACTATGGACGAGTACGAACTCTTTGCTTCAAAGAACTGGGTTAGACCGAATGTGCAGATACAGCCGTCACCTCTTGCTATGCCACCGCAGGAAATACTCCAGCAACTAGGCATGGTTCAGACGATGATCGAGGAGGCAACTTTCCCTAACGTCGTTAGAGGAATGCGACCTTCAGGTGTATCTACAGGATTTGCACTGTCAGTTCTTGCAGGCACAGGAAGACTTGTGTTTGGTAAATTTGCCGATGCTATGGCTCGTGGTATGGAACAGGCAAACCAGAAGTTCCTTAAACTTGTAAACAATAAGGCTATGGGTAAGGTTACTGTTCATGGTAGAAGTACCGTACATGAATTCGACCAGTCAATAGCACCCGATGATATTAAGAAGTTTTATGAAAATAACGTCACCCTTAAAGCAGAGGCACCGGAGGAAAGAGAGCGTGAAGCACTCCTGGCACTGAGGCTTTGGAATGGCGGAAGCGGGCTCATCAGTCTTTACGAGGCACAGAGAAGAGTCGGTATAACCAATCCGCTTGAGGAACAGAACCAGATGGCTGCTGAGAAATTGCTTGAGATGTCACGCGAACAACAGGCGGCTGAAGTTGCAGAAGCGGTTCAACTAGCAGAACAGAGAGCAGCTGCCGCTGATACGGGAACACCAACAGGAAACCAGCTTGGAACACAGTATTTACCGGGACAGGCACAACTTCAAAGACCAGGTGAGGCAAACATACAGGGACAGAGGATAGCTACCGGGGCAGGACGTGAGAGCGTTTACCCACAGGGATTGGGCGGTCTTGATATATTAGGTTCCCAACTAGCAACAGCAACTGGTGGCGGTAGACCAATGCCGTCTGGACAGAGGGTAGAGTAATGGCAAAGAAACAGACAGATTTATTAAGAGATCCCGTAACAATGGCAAGTGCCAGGTACCGCGAACAGATTGATTCCTTTAAGGCTCAATTTATTCCAAGACAACGAAACCCTATTAGGGAAATGCTCAAGCAGACTGGTATTGATATGAAAGAGTGGAGGGAAACTTTCAATGACAACTAGACCATTTGCTGGAGGTGGGCCGCAAACATTAGGAGTTACAGGGCTTAAGCATAAATTACTGCCTAACAAGGGAAAAATTGAACGAGTTTCTGGCGCAGGTCCTTTACCAATGCCTGCTGATTGGACTGACTTTCTTACTGAAAGAATAAGAGTTGCTATGGGGGAAAAGGAAACCAACACATCTGCTGGAAATACAGTGGTAATGGCTGGCATTCTTCCCCAAGTAACAGAAGGTGAGGGAGCAGCAGAAATAGGTGAGACAGAAGTTACAACACCTATTCAAACTAAAAGTACTATCCCTGATTTAAATACATGGGATAACAGGGATACTAACAAACTTGTTTTGGAAATAACACGGCAAGTTTTTAACGAACTTGAAACTGAAGGTTTTATACCGTCAGATCAAAGCGAAAGAAATCTTATAAGTAATGAGATAAGGTCATCCATATATACAAATTTATATAGGCCACGCAACCCTGGTGATCCTCAATATGTAGCAGGAAACCCGACTTTTGCCATGTTAACTCCTTTAGATCGAAAAATAAATATAACCGTTGCTACATTTGAAGATTTAATTGAAAGGAATGGTAAAGATAACTGGAATTTAAATTTCAATATATACAGAAAGGCTGAAATTCGAGAAGAGTTGTTTGAACAGGAACTTATGACCGAAGAAGTTTATGAAGCCTTAAAAGGTTCTACTTTATATATGGAAGTAGACTATACAAGTGGTTCGGCTATACAGATTGAAGCTGCCAATACGTATATGATGATGACTGAAATGGAGCCAACTATAACTAGAGAGGCATTAGATAGATCAGATGTCAACAGTTACAGAGAACTTATCAGTTCTTATGTCAAGGGTGCCAAGCCTAACGATATAAAGAAGGGGATCTTTAACGCAACAGCGGACAACCTTCCGATTACCGGATCTATTGCAAAAAAACGGGCTATCAAAGAAAGAGAACGGATGGTCTTTGATAGGTTCGCTGCTGAAGGAAATTTAAAAGAAGGGGTTAATACCTTACTCGGCTTTCTTGAGGATGACGATGATGGGATAAATAAGAAAGCACGAAGTAGATTTTTAATATACCTTGAGAATCTAAGGGCTTCTCAGATTAGAAACGGTATGCCAGAGGATGAACTGATCCAGTTCATGTTTAATTCAACATTAAGGGCTGCAACTGCAACACGGTTCAACGAAGAAACAGAGATGGAAGATCCTTCTATATGGGACACTATACTTCGTGAAGAAATTAATAAAGTTCAAGTAGTTAAGGATGAGAAGGCTCGCACAAAACAGGAAACTGAACAAAATAAACAGAGAACAGCAGAAGAGAAGATAAGAAAAGAACAAGAGGCTATCGCAAAAGCACAGAGAGCCTGGGTACATACTCAGTTGGATGCAGAAGATGTTTTATATAAAGCTGCAAAAAATAAACCAGAAGATTTTAGAGATGATTATTTAGAAGACCCTTCTTACAGGGGTCAAGTCGATAATCTAATAGAAAGATATAAAACTCAGGGAAGACCTCAAAGAAATCCTGACGGAGATATTGTAAAGTATTCCGATCCTATGGGTATGACACCATCTGGGAAGTTTGCTTTTTTCCCCGATATTACTTACAGAGATCGATACACTGGAGATATTGTTACTATACCTCATTCAGAAATGGATAATCATTTAGATCGTATGGGAGATAGGTTGGCCTATCAATTACAGTCTATATATGACCAGACACCCGAAGATATGTTTAACGCTCAAACAGGTCGTGCAGGTATTCCATCCCTTCCTTTTGACCCAATGAAGTTTATGCCTCAAACAAGAAAGGGTGATTTGTATACAACGAGCCCAACAGGGGAACAAATACCTTTGTATCCATATGCTGATCCTAATGAAATGGGAAGAGAACAAGCGTTTCCTGGTAGGACTTTACCTGGTTCTCAGTATGAACCACCAGCATCACGAACTACAGACCGAAGACCAGAGATGTTTACCCAGAGAGGACGAACAGTATCGTCTACTTCGCCCGTTGGGTTTGATTTAGCACCCGAAATTGCAAGTTATACTGATCCACGTACGCCTCCTCCACCTCCTGAACTAGTAAAACCAGTAAAACCTATGCGTAAAATTGACTTTATGGCTCTTAGCGAACCGGAGTTCTAATGCCACACCACATACCGTTATACCAGGGAAATACAACAGTAAGGGAACCTTATCAGCCTCCCCGTGCTCCTGCTATGCCAAAAACTCCTACAGGACCTATATCTAGATTTGTTGAATTTGGACCATTATATCCAGGACAAGAATATATTCCAGATAGTATTGGTGGTCATCAAGAATTAAATGAATTATTTCTTCAAAGCCAGATGAGAAATTTTGGTAGACCAATACCACCTCAGTTTAAAACTCCAGGATGGACTTCATCTCCCTTTACTCCGCAAGAGGAATACCTAAGTAATATGAAAGCCTTGGCCATGTATGGTATGGCAGGAACAGCTTTTGGTACCCAAAAACCTAGTACTGAATTTTTAACTGGTATGGATTGGAGTAGAAAACATATAGGAGATCCACTTAGAGGAGCAGCTACAACTACTTTGGCTGCATATAACGAAGAAACTGGTGGTTCAGCCACAATTGATCCTATAGAACAGTTTTCTCAAACCTATGGAGAAATGCCTTGGTGGGCTAAATCATTTGCTCAGCCACCCACGGCAGATTTCAGCGATGTTGCAGGTGCAGAAAATTTAGAAAAGTTTAAAGAAACCAAAGAGAAATACCAGATTGAAGGATTATCCAGAAGTCAGGCTGAGACTAAGGCTTATCAGGAAACAGAGTTTGACCCCGGCTTCAAAGGCACAATGGAAATCATATTTGATCCCGAGGGGATAGCAGCCGAAATATTAATTCCTGGTGGAATGTTTGTAAAGCCAGTATCAAGTGTGTTTAGAAAAGGAGGAAAAGCTGGACTCTCAAAGGTAGATGAAGCCGCAGCTGCTCTTGGCAGAAGTGTAGAAGATGTACGGGCATTGGTTGATCCTAGATATGGATTGGTGCGGGACATCCAAAGATACCGGTTTTCTCCTGATGAATTAACTGCTATGCCAGATGTTCCACGAGCAGCCCCAGTATATGGTTATTCTGAAGGAATACCTGGAGTTCCAGTAGGAACAGAGATTATTCCTGGCAGTAAAACTAGAACAGTTGGACAACTGTTTCCTGAAGGAACCTCTGCACAACAGCCACAATTTTGGGAATTAGAGAAGGCGGCTGGTCGAACTGAAACTCAATGGATGGCAGATCCTCCTAGGCTTGAACTTGAAATAAGAGATCCTCTTGGTAAACGTCCAAAGCGACCTATGTACAAGACTAGAACTACAACGATTCATTCGTCTGGTATCCCAGAAATGACTGGCCCGTCACGTTGGTTTGAAATGCCTGTTGTTATGCAACGATTACTTAATCATGGAATATTAGGAGAAAGTCGTGCAGGGTGGATTGGTCCAATGTCAGACCCAACCAGCATCCTCCAAACTGGCAGGTTTCCTTACGTAGAAGGTACAGTACATCAGTTTGGTGATACTCCAGTTCAACGTGGAGCATTTGATCATCCAGCTACAACAGACAAAGGAATAGTTGGAAGACCTGGTGAGGGTAGAATTCTTACCAGCGATGAATATGATGATATAAAAACTTTTATTCAACATTATGGTGTGAATCCTTGGTCATCTGGTGACGAAGCCCTTGGTAGATTTAGGGTCAACCCCACAACAGGAGAGCGTCATTGGGTTATGGGCGCATTTGATAACCCGTTTGCAGAAATCCAAACAGATCAAAGATATTATGTAACGTATTCCCCTGAATCTAAAGAATGGGGTGTGTCATTAATGCCGGAAGAAACTCCAAATTTAATAGATGTACAAACCGGGGATAATATTACAAATCAAATTAAACAGGTTATTAGAAAAGCTGACGATGACGTAAGTTTTGTTGATGCGGATCAGTCTATTGAGCCCATTGGAAGTCCAAGATATAAACAGTTGCAGGGTCAAAGGACAGCAATTGAATCCAAGAGACATGCAGATATTTCACGTCTTGAGGCTAGGCCATCAGAACCTATATTTGAAAAACGGAAACCATCTTCAACTCTGGAAGAAAAGGAAGCATTTAGTAAGCAGTGGGGTGATTTTTATGAGAAAGAACTCCAAGCTACTATAGCTAAAAGAGATCGTTATGATCTTAGTTTTAATCCAGATAAAGGTGCTAGAGATTTTACATTTAGACCAGCTAAAAACTCAGGTCGTAGGCAATTCAACGATATTCTAATGACCGAGATGGGTAAAACCAGTAACCCAACTATATGGGATGCACATCAGGCTGCAATAAAACGTATGGCACGTGAACAGGGATTACCTGAACCACCTGTTCCATATGGTAAAGCTGGAAAAGATTTACCTCCTGATGATTCTGTAGGTGCGTTAGATAATATTGTTAACCCCGGTCCTGGAAGTTTGAGCGGGGATGATGCCGCTGCTATGTGGTTTGGAGCCCGTGGTGTTGCCCATCTAAAACTCAGGACGTGGTGGGACAACGGAAATAAAATACTATCAAATATAAAACTTAATGGTGAAAATCTAACCAAGTTTAAGGGTAGATACATCATCACAAAAGAGATGGGTCGACCAATATTAAGGGCTATATATGATGGTCAAGGATTAAAAGGTCCTGCCCCTAAAGGATTAGAGGATGTATGGACTCATTTAAGACAACTAGTTGAAGAAGAACAGTCTGCTTATCTAGCATTTGATCCCGATTTGACTGAACAATTTATGTTTAATCCTGATTATTTTCCACGTATCTGGAAAAGAATGAATAAAGCAACCGGGGAATTTGAAAGCTATGCCGATATTGTATCTAGATATGCCGATGTCGACATCAATGAAATTCCAAGTTACTTGCGACCACGATCTAAAGCTAGTTTTGATGACATGATTGAAGATGGGTTTGAGCCTGTCAGTTGGAATCCCATTGACCTCATGGCAGTTAGAAGAAAGATGGGGGTTGAGCATAGGGAAACGATGATACTGGTAGACCGATTAAAGAAAAACCAGATTGCCAAAGAGATAGGAATGAAGGCTCAACCTGAAGAAGGATATCGTGTTCCTAAAGTTGGCCCTGCGTTTGAGGGATACAAAGTTCAAAATAAATATCTTGCGTCAGCTGACGTTGGAAGATACCAGGTTCCTAATAAAATCGCAGATGTTCTTGAAAGTATTTATGGAGAACAAACTAAGCTACCTTTCTGGAAATCTGATGACATAATGCCAGCAATTAGGTTGGCTTCATCAGTTCCCAAGAGGGCATTACTTACATTAACCGGATTCCAGCATATAGATATGTTATTTAGGGGGTGGGCGGCTGCCTTTTCACCTACAGGGTTAAAGAAAGGCGCACCATTCAAAGCACTTCCATTCACCATGCGTGTTCTTGCGTCATCATTTTTCAGTGGTGATGCTATAGGTCTTGGTAGAAAAGCGGCAAGAAGAAGGTCACTTGATGAGACTGCTATGTTTGATGATTTTAATATTAGTCGAAAGATGATTGCTGACGCTGGATGGAATATTCAGGGTGATGTATCTGTTATCAAGCGAGAAGCCCTGGACTCATTGAAGGATATTGAGAGAGGTATCAAACCAGGTGTTCCACGTATCGTATTAGATCGATTGGGAAACACAATGAAATGGTGGGAGAGTGGGCTCTTTGAGGGTGTATATAGAGAATCACAGATGTTTATGCTTGATAACTTTATAGTTCCCAAGCTAAGAAAGAAATTCCCCACTGCAACCCCCTGGCAAATTGCACGTCGTGCAGCTGATGACGTGAATATACTGTCATCATCTATAGGTGATTGGCAAAGTATATTTAAAAGTCCGGCCATGAAAGATATATCTCGTACTCTTTTGTTTAGTAGTAACGAGGCTGAATCGTGGATGGGTGCAGTAAGTCGATCATTGCCAGGTGTAAAAATAGGTGGTAGACAATTAAAAGATAATTATGACGCAAAGGGTTTATACGGAGAATACTGGCTTGGATACCTACTATTCTTAACAGCCTTGGGTAACGCAATAAATTACAGCGTAACAGGGGAATTTTTGCCTTGGGATGCGTATAGCCCAATCGAGGTTGCAAGAGATTCAGATGGAGATTTCCCATTTAGAGTTGCGTATAACTCTAGATTTATGTCTCCCCAAATTGGCACAGGAAGAGAGGGTCAACCAATATATCTGGACATAGTAGGTCAGGCAGATACCCCGTTTGCGTTTCTACTAAATCCAAAACAGGCTTTGACTGCTAGGTTCAGTCCTTTCATATCGGCATTCCGCCCATTTGTTACCAAAGAAACCTTCTTTGGTGAGCCATTAGAAGGTATAGGTGAACAGTCGCTTCATGCTGTAATGCAATTCTTGCCAATTGGAGCATCAAACGCTGCACAACTTGGTCGAGAACATGGCCCATTACAGGAACAATTGTCTCAATTTATACCTGAAGCAGAGTCTGGACTTGGTACATCAGGATACCTAATACAGGCGGGAGGGTTTAATGTTCGTAAGGAACGTACTGCGGCTCTTCTTAATGAGTTAGCTATCCTTGAAGGATTTGAATCTGTTCCAAAGGAATGGAATGACCCTTCAACGTGGATTGCTAATCCAACTCCATATGACCAATTACTTGAAAAGTATGGACCTAGTGACAAGCGACGTGTACGGGATAGAGAAGATGATCCCGCAAAAGCTATTGTTGCCGAACTTGAACACCGTCGTCAGACAGGAGTTGATCGAGGATATGAGTATCAACAGATTAATAGCGCACAAAGTATTATCGACGATGAGCGTATAGATTCTGAAAATGCTTTGGTAAATGCAATTGCAACTGGAGAGATTTCTTTAGAAAAATGGTATGCGGAGTATACGGATCTCCAATCAAAAGCTTTTAATGAGAAACGAGGAATTGATAAAGTCTTTAAAAGGTTTGAAGAGGATAGAGATCTTCCTAAAAATCCTTTGGAACGTGCTCGACATGAGTTATATCAGGCAAAGGAAGACTCCCAGAATGATTATGGGGCTATAGGATGGGATGTGTTTAATGAAAAACTTGCAGCGTTAAATGCCAGATGGACTCCAGAACAACAAGAGCATATAGCTACAATAGAAAACAGAGATCACTCTGTATGGCATGATTCCAAACATGCCAATGGGTGGCTTGTAAATGTTTTAAATGAGAAAGATAAGTACAAGTGGTACGACGAAATACCAACAAAATATTTTAAGGGTGTTGGTATGTATGACACTTATAAGGATTATCAAACATCTAATAATAAAACCGGATTTTTAGTAGACAATTCTGAATTTGCATCACACTATAAATTTGTTCAGGAGACTAGGAAGTCAGTACGAGAATCTAATCCAGGTCTAATGCAAATACTATTTCTTACCGGACGGGTAAGTGGACGTTCATTAGAACGTGTATTGGATGCACAGTAACTGACATGCTAAGATATACAAAACTAAACTATAAAAACTTGTCGCAGTTCTCATCAAATCGATAGGAGGTACTAGGTGACCACAGAAAATATAGATGAAACATCTGCACTGGATCAAGACCAGGCTCAATTGGATGCTGTACAGGAGAACCCAGGTTCTCAGACAGATTCAAGTTCTACGAC